GAAGCCGTCCAGAAAATCGACCATCAAGACTTGCGTCGGCGGAGTGGTGAGTGCCTGAAAGGTATTCGTCAGCAGCGAAAAGACCGTCAGATTTCCGCCGCTCGCAATCAAAAGCTGAGACGGATACGTTCCCCCGACGGTTCCGCCGGCAACCATGGTTGCCGGTAATCCATCGTCAAAGATGTTGTTATTTCCGCCCGCCCCACCGTAGTCGATCACCACTCCGCCCGCGCCCACTTCGAACAGGTGCGTGCCTGCCACGAAAAACGTGCGCCCCGAGGTCGTGTAAGCGCCCCGCACGCCGGTCGGGAAATTTCCCAGATTGGCGAATAGCAAGAGCCCGGAAGTGGGCAGCAAAAGGTAGGGCGTCCGCGAATTCGGTGACTCGACTTTCTGCGGACGCCAATTGATCAGGGCTTCCGCGTCGGCAAGCGGAGAAGGGGATGCGTAGCTTGGTCCTACGAAGCCGAATCTCATGAGAGAGGTCTAGTAGCGGTTCGAACGGTTGGCCGTGCTGGTGAAGATGTTCCCCATCTTTCCGTAGCTGCCCACGATGGCCTCGTCGCAGAACGCCTCTTTCGCCTTCACGTTGAACGAGGCAATGTCGGCTTTATAGATGGCGGCCTGTTTCAGGACCAGTTGGAGCTTGGTCATGTCGCAGGGGAATTCCGCCGCCAGATCGACCGCCAGGTTGTAGCGGATTGCGCGCGCATATCCGGGCGGGAAGCTGAACTGCGAAGTCAGATCGGGAAACAGATTCAGCAGCGCCCAGGGATAGAGCACCACGGGATTGGCCTGTGTCGGGACCGGCCAGAACGAGAGATTCATGTCGGGGAAATTTTCCTCGACGTAGCAGACCTGGGGGAGCAAAGACGGCGTGGATTTATTGGCGATGCCCTGCCATTGCACATCATCGTACATGTCCATGGGCAGCTCGACCGGAGTCTGCTGCGAAGCCGAGTACATGATGGAAACTCGCTCAAGCCGCGCCGGACGCGAGAGCAGAAAATCTTCGTTATTGCCCTGGTTGCCCAGGCTGTAGGTCTGCTGGCTTGCCTTGAGCATGAGCGTGGCCTGATTCTGATCGAGCGTGACCCGCTGCACCACAAACACCATGATCCGCTGCGCGCTCCAGGCGTCGAGCAGATCATTAAGCACCATCTGTGAGTCTTTGAGTTCGTCTCCGGACAGGTTTTGCCCGGAACGGAGAGACCCGGTAAGCCGCAAGGCCGACTTGATGAAGTCCGACGCCGACCGCTGCAAAACATTGGCAGGAATTAGGACAGGCATTTCGAGTGCTCCGGCCAGTTCGATTCAATCGCGCGAAACAGCGGTGTGATGCCGCAATCGGTCACCGCCAGAATCCCGCCTTCCAGCAGTAATGCGTCATAGCGGTAGTCGGGATCGCGGCCCAGGACCTTGTGCTGTTTGCCCAGAAAGCCCGTCGAGGAGCGATGGCCGACAATCAAGGGCACGCTATTGGACTTGGCGGCGGTAGTGAGGATGGAAGCGAAGGCTTCCGCGTTGCGCTCTTCGTAGCGGGCGGGCGTCTCCGATTTTTCTTCGAAGGCGCGCAGATCAAATAGGGGACGGAGTACGGGAATTTGAAGCGCATCCGCCGCGATCGCCAAGGTTTGCTCGGCCCGCGGCAAATCGCTCGAAATCCCCCAGGAGGGTTTTGGAGCTCCCTCGCGGACAAACTGCGAGAGGAAATCCGCCCCCGCCTGGGCTTCGCCCCAGCCTTCACGGCTCAAGCCGATGGGCTTCCATCCCTCCGGTGCCGGAGAAATATCGGTTGAGCCGTGCCGCATCACGTAGGCCAGAATCCGCAACTAGCCCCCGTTTTCTTTCAGCCAGGCGACCTCTTCCTGCTTACTGTTGACGATCGAGGCCGTCATTGCCCGGTCCCATTCCGCCATCGCCGCTTGAAAGTTCGCCAGGGCGACATCTCCGGGCATCGCTACCCCGTTCACCTTCAGGAAGTCTTTCTGCTCGGGCTTCGGCCACTTGCCGAGCATCTTCGGATACTCCTGGTGACGGTAGGGCTTGGGCACATAGCTGCCATGCTTGCCCGCGGTAGGGATGTACTCGTGTGATCCGCGCCTGATGGCTTCCTGCTTGGACGGATCGTCCATGTTCATGTTTGCCATTTAGGCGCTCTCTTTCTCGGCGCTCTTTGCCGCGTTATAGGCCGCTTCCTCTTCCGCCGAATTCACCAGAACCGGTTCGCCTGCATCGGTGTGCGCTACGGCTTTCGGGTACTCCTGCACCGTCGCGGGATCTTTATCGGGGGAATCGAGAGCGGTGGGAACGTGCTCGCCGCGCGTGGCCTGTTCGTGCGCGTCGAACGGGGTGGGCTTGATCACATCGGTTCCATCAAGATTTGCCATGGGAATTTCCTTTGCTTGTGAGATGAGTGGGCGCTGATTTCGCTCAACGCCCGAAGCGGAGGAGGGAGAGCCTTATCCTTGGACCGACCACTTGGAATTCTTAGCGTCCCAAATGAAGGTGTAGGACTTCCCGGTCAGTGTAGTGATGGCGGCGGCAATTTCCAGATTTCCGCCGGTGCCAAACTGCGAGGCCGTTCCGGTATCCACAATCATCGTGAACTGGCACCCGCCGACTGCTGTAGCATCACAGCCAACTGGCGTGGTGATCGTGGTTACTGGAGTCGTGCCCGTCAGATGAAATAACGGACCGCTCGGGGTAATCGTGGCGGCCGAAGCGACCGCCGTATTCGGAACGTCAATGATCGTGGTCAACGGATTTACGAAGCCCGGGATCCAGGTATTCGTGATCGTGGAGCACAACCACTGCGCGCCGGTCAAGACATTGACCCAAGGCGTGGTCGGTGTTCCGGTAGGCGTGCAGGTCCCATTGGAAGGCGGGTCCTGCTGAAACAGCCCGGAAGGAACCGGATTCCCGCCTTGGGCGAGCGTTACCGAGTAGTTCGGACCATAGAGCACCATGTCGCCCGACGGATGCGGAGCGGCTTGGGTGCCCAGGTAGCCGCGATTCACCGTGAGCGTGCAAGAGCTCGTATTCACCGTGAAAACGCCCATTGCTTCCCGGCCCACGTAGATAATGGACGAGGGAGTTCCGGGAAGAATCGGCGCCGCGATGCCCGTGCAGGAGGCGAGGGTTACGGACTGGGAAATGGTCGGCGAAGTTCCCGAATAGCCCGAAGGCCCGGAAACTGCCGAGGCGAGCGTGGTTTGGGTAAGTGCAGTCTGGGCGACCGCAAACGAAGCCAAACCCGCCAGGAAAACGAGAAGCGAAGCAATTTTCGTGAAGCGAGTCATAACGATGGGTTTCTCTTTTCTTTGGGAATTTGACGTTCGGGTTAGGCGGTGACGCGGACTGCGCCCTGCGGATACATGGTCAACCATCCGCCAAGCACATCCAGCCTCATCAGCAAACGGTCGGTATTGATGTCCGGCTGAGCCCACATGCGAATGGCGAGGCCCAATTCCTTGTCCGCCGCCATCTCCATGATGTGCTGGTTGTCGTACATCTCCAGGTCCGCGCAGCCGAAGGTGAAGGCTTCCGGATGGAAGGCCACGCCGCGGTAGCTCTGGACCGCTGAAGCGCCTTGCACGGTGATCGCCGCGGCGTTTGCCGGACTCACATCGACCGTCTGGTAAGGACCAGCCAAAGTGATTCCGTCGCCATCCACGCAGGCAATCGGGATGGTCGCCTGGCCGGAGCCGTTCGAATTGACGTTCGCCGTCACTACGAATTGCCGCAGATCGCCCGTGGACTGCCGGGTCAACGGATTGATCCGGTGGACGCCCGCGAAGGTGATGATATCGCCTTGCACCAGCAGGTTCGTGATGTTATTCGACCAGCCATTGGTGGCGATGCTGGAACCGGTTTGTCCGGCGCCGTTGACCGCTCCCGCTCCGCCCTGGGTACCGGTGGTGAAGGTCGGCGCGTTCTGGGTCATGAACCAATCAAATCCCAGACCTTTTGCCACCAGGCCCTTGAAATAATCGGACTCTCCGCCTTCGCCCTTCGCCAGATTGCGCAAAAAGGCAAAGTTCGCCGTGCCCGATCCGGTTGCCACCAAGCCCTGCAAGGCGGGGAAGATCGCGCGCTGCATGCGGGGCGAGATGTGGACCGAGAGCCCTTCCTCGTCATCGACCGGGAAACCTTCATCGGCCAAGACCTGAAGGGCATTCAGGTAGGTGTCCGCCGTATTCGGGACGGTTCCCGGGGTTCCCACTTCCGCCGGCACGTTTACGAACTGCTGCAGGCCGTCGTAGTCGATGTCATTGGCGAGCTGGACGATCTTGGGCTTAGTGACCCGGTTGGTGAAGTCGTCCAGGGACAGCGAGAGGTCGGACGAAGTGAAGGCGCAGGCCTGCTGGTACTGCTTATTGAGCACCAGCGGAACCGAGCGCTCAATGTAGTCCTGCAGCTGAATGCCTTGTCCTGCGGTCGAGACCGAGCGCGCGGGTTTGCGGATGTTGAGGACGTAGCCGATTTTCGCGCCGGCCCGCCCGAACTTGTCATCGTAACGGCGGATGACTTTCTTGGTGAAGGAGATCGAGTTTTCAAGCACCATCAGGTTCTTGAAGCTGATCTCCTGGTTGGTAAGGATCAGATTGGCCAAGGGAAACTCTCCTAGTTATCTGCCTGCGCGCTGGGCCGCCTTGAAGGCGCGGAAATCGCGGTTTTTCGCGGCCTCCGTCGAGGTCAGACTTGAGCTGGTGGCCGCGGTCGAGACCGGTTTGACCGGTTCGGGAAGTCGCGGCTTGGGTTTGGGTTTCTCCCCGGGGTCTGGTTTCTGGCCGCCCTTCAGCCGATCGGCGAGGCGGCCCACTTCCATGACGGCGGAGAGTGGGGTCATGTCCGCGAGGCGGCGGGCGAAATCAGGGTGCTTCCCAAGGTAGTAAGTCACTTGGGGGCCGTTCTCCTGTTCGATGATCGCTAGGTACACGCTCTCGTGGATGGGTAGCTGCTGATTGACTACCTCGTCCCAGTCGTCATGTTCGTCTTTGAACGTTTCGACTGCGGTCTGGTAGTTCTCAAAATTCTCTTTGAGCCGGGACTGCTGCGCATTCTGCGCGGCGTCGGCATCTTCTTTCGCGCGCCGGACCTTGTAGCGGTAATCAAACATCGCCTCCTCGTATTCGGCATCGGTGGCGAAGTCTTCGCGCTTGGGCGCGGCAATCTTGGGCTGGGCGGTTTCCGGCTTTTTGCCTTCGAGCGCCGCCAGCCGTTCGGCTAATTTCTTGTTCTCCTCGCGCAGTTCCTTGGTGGCCTTTTCGACCGCGCGCTGGCGCCGGGAAGTCTTGGGCAGTTTGGCTAAACGCTCTTTTTCTTTGCGCTCCTCTTCCTCTTCGGCGGCCTCTTCCGCTTTCGCTGCGAATTCCTCTTGGGCGGCCTCGAAGGCCTCATCTGTCTCGAAATCTTCGCGCTTGGGCTCGGCGGGCTCGGTGACCGTGACTTCCGGTTTGTCCGCTTCGTACCCGTGGTCGGTTAAGACTTTCTCAATTGCTTCCTGTGTTGCGCCTTGACTACCAGACGACAGAATGATCCCAGATGGCATCGCTTCCTCCTTGTGTGGGTATGCGGATATTTGGGTTTGTGGTGAATTACTGCGGTAGCGGTTGCGGGCGTGGCGTCGGTGCGGCCGGGGTAATCGGCTGCACATGCGGCTCGACCGATCCAGGCAGCTCCGGCGTATCAGGAGCTGGGCCGGATTCCTGCTCGACGCTCATGTTCTGGTGCAACTGCGCGAGGCGCATCGAAATCGCATCCAACTCGGCCTGCAATTTCGCCTGCCCGGCCGCTGCGCTCGACTTCAATTCCTGGACAATCAGCTGCGTCTGGTTATTCATCAGCGCGATTCGTTCGCGGCTTTCGACATCCAGCCGTTTCGTGCGGATCGTGTCGCTTGCCCGGTTGAGCTCGGCGACCAACTGGTTATGCTGCGCACCCAGGGCGGACAGTTGCGCCATCGCCTGCTGAAGCTTCGATTGCAGGTCGTCGGCATCCGAGTCCTGCAGGTTCGGCGGAAGCATCTTTTTGAAGCGCGAGGCTAAGACATCCGCATCGGGGAAGTCCGCATTTTTCGCCCAGATGTCGCCGACCATGGGCAGCATCATCTCGGGATTCTCGGCAATCACCGCCGTCAAAGCCTTGAAGGCCTCTTTGCGCGCGCTCGAATACATCGGGCCAGTTGAGAGCGTGATGTCGTAGTCGCCGACGCCCACATCGTAGGCTTTCTTGAGCCCCAGTTGGGCATTGAGCAGCGCGAGGGCTTCCTGGGGAATCTGGCCATTCTCGAGCGGGCTGTGCTGGGAGTTGAAAACCACGGCGTGCTTTACGCTGTCGTCGGGGTTGACGATGCGCTGCACCTTGGCCGCGGAGATCAGCTTCGGCCATAGATCCAGCAGAATCTTGCCCTGCCAGACAATTGCCCGGTTCAGGTTGTCATGCCAGCTGATCGAGCCCATGTCGGACTGCTCGCGGCGGTTCATGATGGCAAAGCCCGACTCCTGCGCATTCCCCGCTTCTTCCCCGAGCGAAGATCCGTAAATTCCGACTACTGCCTTCATGTCGTAATCGGCCTGCTGGATCAGAGCTTGCATAGCCTGGATGGGAGCTTCCCGTCCGGCGCGTTGGGGCGGGGGCAACTGGCGGCCTTGGTCGTCGTAAGCCTTGAAAAAGACGTGGGAGAAGTTCTTGCGGTTCATCTGCCGATAGTCTTCGGCATACTGCGCATTGTTCTCGGCGATCCAGAGCGGGTCTTTCGAACTTAAATCGACCTGCTCGACCGCGCGCGTGACCATGAAGTCGTAAATGCGCTGCGCGTCCCGGTAATCCCGGATCATCCCGGCACGATAGATTTTGCCATTTACATTCAGGCGCACGCCGTTGACTTCCGGAAAGGGAATGTACATTCCCAGATAGTCGTAGCGCTTCAGCACCTGGATGGCATCGTGCTTCACGCAATGCACCTTGCGAATGACGGTCTCGCGGTCCTGCACGATGCGGGCTTTGTCTTCCTTGGCGATTTCGTCTTTGAGAACGGCGCTCCCGTCATCCAGCAGGCAGAGCGTCTTGCGCTGGAGCTCAATCCACCAATACTCAGCCACCCGCGCGCCGTTTTTGGTAACCCAGCCGGGCGCGGAGTTCCCCATTTCGGTCGGAAACTTCAGGGTAACCAGTTCGGTCTTGCCGAATTCGGCTTCGTAATCCTCTTTCGCGTAGTCGGTGACCACATGCGCCCAGAGTGGGTCTTGGCCATCGGGCCGACGAACTGGGGAGAGATAGACCGCGAAGGGATTCTCGATGGCCTCGATGCGCGGTTCCTGATCGAAGCTGCGCTCATGCACATAATCGGTCTTCACCCGCCAGGGGCAGCCGCCGATGCGCATCATCATGTCGTAAGAGTTGTCATAGACCACATCGGCAAAGCTCACGACTTCGATGTGCCGCAGGACGCCTTGATGGATTTTCCCAGCTTCCAGGTCAGCCCCTGAACCGACCGGGGATACGAGCATGGCGGGGCGATGCTGGCGCTCCTCGCCAGTGTATTGCCGGAGAAATGCCGGAGCTCGGTTAATCGTAAGACAGGGTTTCCCTTCAATTTCGCGGTTGGCTTTAACGGCTTCATCCCATTGCCCCGTACCGATAGAGAATCGCAGATCTTCCAGAGCCTGTCTTCGCCATTCCGATTCCGCCTCGGCGGTGATCTGGAAGCGCTTGAGGGACTTGGAAATCAGGTCCTGATCGCCTTCGATCGTGCGCGAGCGCTTTTTCGATTTGGAACTGAGGACTATAGGCATTTAGGCAGGCTCGTACCAGTCGCTGCAATACTCGTGAACGGGTGCGGGGATCTTCGCCGAGCCATTCCACTTCACGAAATGCGAATTCCCGCACAGCCCTTTCTCGGCGTCTTTCAGATACTCACAGTTGGCGCACATCGAGCCGCCTTCGGGCACGCGCATGCCGGGTTTATGGTCGGCGGGGAGCTTGAAGTTCGCTTTCTTGCTCGCCTCGGAGGAGATCATTTCGTCATGAATCCAGGGGTACTCACGCAAGGTCGGAGAGCTTCTTTCCGCCCTTGAGATAGCCGAGCGATTTGGCTTTCGCGCGGATTTTCTTGGTGAAGGCCGAGTTCTTGCCGTGGTGCATGGCGGCAAACCCGACCGCTGCCTTCGCGTGTTTCGCGTCCGGCATGGGATAGCTGCCTGTCCCGGATTTCCCCGGAACCCCACGCTCACCCTTGGGAACTTTCTTTTTTGCTGCTTCGCTAAGAACTGCCATGGAGAATCACCCTTACATCCGCTTCCTGGCAGAGCACGATGTTCGCGTCCCGCCCTTCATAATCCGAGTGCCACGACTCCCAGTCCGAATAGTGGCCGATGATGACTCGATCTCCCGGTTTGAGCGTCAGCGGTTTGCGCACCAGGGGATTGAGCATCCAGCTTTCCGAGTTCTTGCGCTTCTCGGCGAGCTTCCCCGGTCCGACCGCGAGAACAGTGCCGACACGGGAGCCGATTTCCTGATTCCGTACGGTGTCGGGCGCGACAATGATGCCTTCCGGCGCACCGGGCTCGCTGTCCAGCTCCACCAGGATGTGATCGCCCAGCGGCCGGATATGCCGCGGATCAAACCAGAGTCCCCCGACCTGGGTGCGGTTATTGCGCCAGATCTCGCGGGAGACCGGCGCGTGCTTGATCTCTTCGCGGGTTTTAGGCAAGGGCGCTCAGCTTTCGCATTTTCGCCTGATGCTTCTTTTCCATGCGCTTCCCTTTGGCGGTTTCTTTCGAGCCGCGCATCGCACCCATATTGTTCATCGCTCCGTAAATGTAGCGATCCGCCGCTTTGCCGGTCTTCCCGGCGGCGGCTGCGCTTTTGCGGAGCTTGGCTTCGAGAAAAGCAGGCACTTACTTTTTGCCGCTTTCCGTATTGCAGGCCTTCGAGTTCCCGTAATAGGTATTCGGCAAGCCTGCGCCGATGTTCTTTTTAGGGGTGCGTTCGGTGTTGATCGACCGCGCTTCCTGCAGTCCCGAGCCGATGCCGGGTTTCGCTGGTTTTCCTTTGCTCATGACTCTGCCTCCTCTTCGACTGTGGTTTGGGTGGGATTGGGCGCGCCGCCAGGCAATCCTGCATGTTTCGCCAGGTGTGCCGTGATGTGCTCGCCGCCTTGCGACTTGCCGTCTTCGTTGAAGTGGTACTCCTTCGGCTCGTTGCCGAAGCCGTGGTAGACGTGCCGGACCATGTGCCCGCCGCTCAAGTTCGGATGAATTTCGAGATGGGCTAAGACTTTGCGGGCTTTCTTGCCCTTATTCGATTCGGCTACCTGAATTGCCATGAAGTCTCCTTTGGGCTGTGAGAAATGGGCCGAGCCAATCACAGCTCATGTATGCCGGGGGATTCTGTTGCGCGATGGCGAGCTCAGCCAGGCGCGTCAGATGCTCCTTTGTGATGACGTAAAACTCCGGACTTACCCCATCCATCCGCCATCTCCAGAAGCTCGCTCCCAGGTGCTGACGGTGGCGGTTTGCGCGCGCACGGGCTTGATGATCTCGACCGGCAGGGCGAAAGTCAGGGCCAGCGCGTCGGCATCGTCGGGCGAGGTCGATTCCAGCCCCATCTTCGCCAGTCGTTTCTTCATCAGGTCCTTAGGTTCGAGCTTGATGCGATTTTCCCGGTCCGGAATGAGCATGGGCTTCTGCAGGTCCGCCGCGAGTTCCTTGTCGCTGTCAATCGCGCCGCCATCGCGTAGCCAATCCTTCATCGCCCCCCACATCTCATCCCGTCGCAGGGCGTAGAACTGATCCCGAATGGCCTGGTCGCCGAAGTTGATCCCCATCACGTTCTTGAGGCCCAGAGCCTGCAGTCCCGCCAGAATCGCGCCGGCATTTCCGCCCACGCCGGAATTGTCGAGAAACATCATGGAAACAAACTGGCCCTCGAATTTCGTGCGCAGGATGTCGGCCAGACGTTCACGGACTACGGCGGGATTGGCGGTAAACTCCCCCCGAATCTTGATAGCGGGAATGGAGCGGGCATCGAGGCCCCGCCGGAAGCGGATCACCGTATCGTCGGATCCGCCCCAACTCAAATCCACGCCGGCGACAATCGGCTCATCATTGAAGGTGACAACCGATCGCTCCTGGGCATCCTGGACGAGCCGCAAGTCAATGAATTTCCCTTCCCCGCCCAGCGGATAGAGTCCAAGCCAGCGCACTCGGACATGATCGCTGTTTTCGCCATAGAGGGCGATGGATTCCTCAATCTCCTGGACGTTCACGCCCTCGACCGTGCGCGAGTCGATGACTTCGGCGCGCCAACGGTTTCGCTGGCTGCCATGCGTGCATTCAAAGAACATGCCATTCGATCGCGTGCACTGCGAAAACGCGATCATGAGGATTTCGGTATCGGCGTCGGTGAATGCGCCTTCCTGGGTCTGCCAGATAGCATCGTGGATTCCGACCGCTTCGTCGTAAATGATCACCAGGCGCTTTCCGGCATTGTGCGCGCCGGCGGAGGCCTGCGGATTTTCTTCGGACCAGGTGAGAAAGTCGCCGCGCCAGGTCTGCTCGTGCCCGGCCTCGCGCACCTTGACGCTGGTGACGTTGACTTCAAAGAGTTCGTTATTGACCGCTCGGCGAAACCACTTCGCCACTTCCGGCTGAGTTTTGGTCCGGAGCTGGTCGCCCGTCCCGGCCATGAAGATGATCTTGCAATCCTCAAAGGTCGAAAGCGCCCAGCAGGCAATCCAAGCCAGCAATGCCGATTTCCCGATCCCATGCCCCGAACTGATGGCCTTGCGGAAAGGCTTATACCGTGTCTCGGGGTTCGAGAGGTGATCGCGGATCTCGCCAAGAAAGCGCTTCTGAAACTCGCGCGGACCATTTTCCTTAGACATCTCCCCTTCGCCCCAGGGGAAAGCGCACATCACAAAACCCAGCGGATCATGGACGAATTCCGCAAGTTCGGTCTGGATTTCAGCCAGCGGGTTAGCGACTGCGCTCATATTGCTCTTTGCGTTCTCGGACCTTGCGCACGATTTCCGCGATCGACAGGTTGACGTTCATCTCGATGGGCTTGTCGTGCAGGTGGTTCACGGTGTCGACGGGTCGGCCCAGATCCCGGTCATCCAGGTATTCGAGGGCTTGTCGCAATTCCCCAGTTTTTCCCGTTTGCCGAGCCTTGGCTACCGCCAGTCCGACCAGTTCCACCCAAAGCTCCTCGGCTTTGACTTGAGCCTTGATCCGCCGGGCGACATTGGCATCGACCAGTCGTTCGTCTTTCTTCTTTCTTCCTGCGCCTTTGCGCGCTCCGCCATAGGCCACGAAATTTCCCTACTAAATCAAGTTTTTCAAGTCTGGGCTGGAGTGGAGGGCTTCCCGGACTTGGCGGTCGGTCACTGTTTTCTTAGGACTGAGATATACCCGCAACGAATCCAGACTCTTATGCCCGCTGCGGTCCTGTAGCTCGTCTAAATCCATTGTTTCCCGCAGATAGGTGAGGATAGAGTGCTTGAGCGTATGGGGATGAGAAAACAGCTCGGCCAGGCCAGCGCGTTCACCGTACAGATGCATGCGGCGCTGAAAGGTCCGCGTAGAGATCGGAAAGAGCCGTTGATTTCCGGGCGTTTTCAAGCACAAATCAAGTAGGGCCTGGCGCTCATTCAGCAAGGGATTTTTATCGGCGTGCAATTCGTCGTTCACAGGGTTGGAGTGCTTCTTTCGCTCAAGGACCAGCTTATTCGCAGTGACATTAGAAGGCCTCAATCCAACAGCTTCCGAGGATCTGAGAGCATGGACGAAGGTGATGAGAATGAGCAGCCAATCCGCCTCGCTCTCTTGCTTCGCCGCCGCCAGGAGTCGCAAAACTTCCTCAATTTCGAAGGTATGCGGCAACTTGAAAAGCCCGAAAACATTCAAGTTTGTCCGAGTTCAACAAATTCGGACAGCCGGCGCGGTCGGGATCTCCAGCATGACCAGCGGCTGGGGCAGATGCGCGTAATCCGTGGCCGTCCCTTCGGCCAAAAACGCCCGTACCTTATCGCACCAGATCCCAAAATCCGCTTCCTGGCAGGGACACTTGCAGACTGGCATGCCGCACAAATGGTGCGTGCCCTCGATACAGGCCTGGCACATCAATCTGCGGGTGGAGTGGTAGGACATTCAAAAGCTCAATCGCTTGGTTTCATGGCTCGAGCCGGACCGGAAAATCCTCGAGGATTCGGCCTTCCAGGTATCGAAGTCCATCGGCGGATAGGGGTGGCGGAGAATTCGGCAGTACCGGAGGTAGGTTTCGTAGGCCTGATGTTCAGGAAAAAGGGAAAGTTGCGGTCCTTGAAGATCGCGGCGAAATCGCTCAGCTAACGATACGACGTCGCCGCGGGATCTCCGCTCTGGCGATTCTCCGCGACCTCCTTTCCTCATGGGGTTTAGGTATAGCTAAACTCAATTCGCGCTCACGGGCGGCGGGCCGATCTTCCGCATGGCCTCTTGAATCGGCTCAAGTTTTCTCAGCATGCGACAGAGGCAGTCATCCGAGCAGCTGTGATCTCCGAGCACCAGGATGGCGATAAATTCGGCCAGTTCCGCGCTCGGAGGGGTCACGTTACCTCAATTCGATAAGAGAAGATTTTCGGCGTTTCGGCTGCGATCTTGTCCGCCGCCGCTTCGCCCAGCTCCGAAATGTAGAGCTGCTTCCATGCCGGGTATCGGCCTTCCGAGGTTTTGACGAAATTGAAACCGGGCGCGCCGCGCTCCACCTTGAACAGGCCTTTCTTTTCGCGCTTCTCGAGGAGCTTTTCCAACTGTTCCGGCTCGAGGAGCTTCAGTTCGTCCGCCGACTCGACTCCCAGAACCTTGACCGCCAGCGCCAGACGCCGGGGCTTCAGTTGCTTTTCCGCTTCGGCCAGGGCTTTCGAGGCTTCGGCGTACTTCGCCTCCCAATCTGCCAGCTCGAGCAGTTCGGCCTTGGTGACCCGTTCCATGGCTACGACTTTGGCGGCGGTGCTCAAAAATTAGCCGATAAGGTCTGCGAGCACACCAGCCTGGCGCTCCAGGCGCTCGAGCTCTCGCGCGATCTCCTCATTGATTGCCATGATCGGCGGGGTTTCCGGGGATTTTGCGCTGTTTCCCGCTTGCTGCGGTTGCGCTCCGCGAATCCGATCGATCGCGCCAGCCAGCGTGCCATTCGCGACGGCAATCCGGTTGAGGGTGCAAGCCGCAATCTCATGAAGTCCGGTCCGAGGGGCAGGAACTTCAATGCCGACAGAAACCTGGGAACCTACAAGTTCGTGTCTCATGTGGCGAAATTACCACACTTGCACATAAGAGTGTGCATAGAAAGTCAATCCCCTGACCAACTTGCGGGGAACGTGGGAGCCTGTCCGGGCTGCAAAGCCGGAGGCACGAAGATCAAACCGGGGAGTTCGAGCGGGGGAAGCTTGGCGGGATCGTCAGGGGAGGCAACGGGGGAAGGGTCGAGGCGCGGCCCGAAATAGAGCATTTCCCGGCAGATGATGCCTTGGGAATGGTCTTTCGGGTTGACCCACTCGGCGCGTCCGGCAAGGACTTCGCCTTCTACATAAGAACGGGACTTGCGAAGGATGGGCCGATCCACGGACGGATTGCTCCGCCGGGCAAAGACAGAAATTCTCATAGGGAAGTGGCGATGGGCTACCGCTTTTCCGGGCGGGCTCCGGTCGGGCCAGAAGCGGATACGGTCAAAACTCTCTCAGAATGTACAGCAAAAGGGGTAGGTCACGGAGGGGAAAGTGTCAGAAGGGACAACGGTTAGTTACGTTGGTAATCAGGCGGACCGGGCCTTTTTAGGCTTGTGCTGGATGCCCAGGACCTCTTCCGCGTGAATTTTGGCGAGTCCCAGGATGATCGAGGAGTTGGTGAGGATCGCGCGTGGCCAGATCTCATCCGCAGCACGTTTTAGCAGAGAAAAATCCTCTTCGCTCATGCGCACCGCAACCACGGTTGTACGTTTTCCGGCCATCTCTAGAGACCATGATGCACTGCGCACGGTGCAGGCGAAAGGGGACTAATGTAACGGTTGATTACTTTCGGTAGCACCGAAGTGCTATTGCCGCTAGTTGAACGTAGGGTTACAAAAGTGACAGTTCGCAAGCGCCAAGATGCGCCACCCCTGCACGAAAGAAAGTGAACGTTGTCTCCCTCGCAAGGTTTCGGCCCCGCTCGCTCGACCGCTCAATCTGAGACGGCCAAAGTACGACAAGAGCAACTTTCTCTTGACGGAATACCGGCACCCCATGAAGATTTCACCCGGCAGCCAGCCGCGCAGGATCGGGTCCAGGCCCCGTATGACCTGGACACGCTCATGCGCACCGTTTCACTTGTACAACTCAACTTTCGCGCCGCCGCCGAAGCCTGGCTGGAGACGCGCCGGCCCTATCTCGCCGAAGAAACCCTCCGCAACTACGCGATGTACATTCGCACCTTGAGCGCTTTTTTCGCCGAGATGCGCCTGCCGGAAATCGACGGCGACCAGGTGCGCGCCTACCAGCGCTCCAGGATGCCGAGCTGCGGGCCGGGCAACATCAACAAGGAATGCTCGGTTCTGATCCAGATGAGAAAACGGATCGGGATTCCAATTCAGGACTATCAGCCGCTGCGGACGCCGAAAGAATCTCGCGGGCGCAGACTTACCGATGCGGAAAAGAAAGCCCTCGAAACCGCCGGCAAGTACAACCGCGAGTTAGAACCCTGTCACCTGGCCATCCAGATCGCCATCAACAGTGGAGCCGGACATCAGGAGTTACGCTACATCCGGCTCAAGGACATCGACTTAGAGGGCCGAAATCTATACGTCCAGGAAGCGGGCGCAAAAAACCAGTACCGCATGCGTGAGGTTCCCCTGAATGAGGTCGCCTTTGCTGCGATCTGCCGGGCCATTGAGATTGCCGTAGAACGCGGATCCAGGAATCCTGACCATTTCCTATTCCCCCGGAGACTCAAGCGCGACTGGTGGGACCCTACGCGGCCGCAAACGTCCTTTAAAAAGGCATGGGCAAGAATCAAAGAGATAGGCGGAATTGATAAGACGCTTCGAATCCACGACTGCCGCCATGATGCCTGCAGTAACATGCTCGAAAACCCATCCGTAACCCCACAAACGGCGATCGACATACTGGGTCACGTCTCGGAGAAGATGCTGAAGCGCTATGGTCACCTAAGCCGGGCCGCCAAGCGCGCGGCTGTGGATGCCCTGTGTAAAAAGCCTGCCCAGAATGCGCAAATCCCCGCATGGTTACTGAAGAAAACGAAGTAGCCCAACTTTCCTATTGACACGGCATGCGCTTAGGTTTATTGTGCGTAACCGTGAACGAAATAACCAAAGCGGCTGCAACGTTAGGGCGTCTGGGCGGTCTGGCCAGAAGCGAAAAGAAAGCCGCTGCCGTCCGTGAAAACGGCAAAAAGGGCGGTCGTCCGCGTAAGAAGAAATCTCTGAAGCAGCCTTCAGGGCAGAAGTAGGCTTAGAGTAGGGGAAGGGCCCGTAGCTCAGCGGTTAGAGCAGGGGACTCATAAAGCACTTCCCTAAAAACCTACCAAACGCCACCTGAAGGTTGCCTCGTAACCGGAGGCAATCGTGGCAGTTATCGAAAAACTGAACGGTCAGAGCAGGGGAATCCTCACCGATTCCAAGGGCAAGCCGACCCCCGACTGGCTCCTTGCCCTCATCGAGCGCACGACCCTCATCCATGTTGACCTGACTCCTGCGCGGCTGGCTGCCAAGGCAGAAGCCGGGTCCGGCCCTGGTTTCCCTACTCTTTCCCCTGTTGTCGAAGCAGCCGCGTCGGGGAAGGGCGCGGCCACTCGGGAAGCGGTGCTCACCCCGACCGACTACCTCCCGGTCACGAATGCCGCTTCCCTTTTTCTCTCTGAGTTCGATTTCGGCCTCGGCATCACCAGCATTTCCGCGCTGGTCGATGAAGTCATGGCCGATACCTGCCTGATGTGCGAAAGCACCGAAAACGTCTCGAAGTGCAAGACGCCGGGATGCACGGAGCATTTCTGCCCGGCTTGCATGATCGAGCACAACAACGGGGAGTTCTGAGTCTATGGCCATCCTACCCCTAGCCGAAATTGACGAAATTGAGATGCGCGTAGCTTTGCGCGTGGCCGCCGAAGACCCGGCCATCTACCTGGCCAAAGTGAAAACGCATCTAGCCATTCCAGCCTCGAAAGACCTTGGCGACCGCTTGGCCTATGAGCGCGTTCACGCCATCCAGGAGTGCCTGTTCGCCAATCTGGCCGACGTCTGCGGGACCTTGCGGGCGGATGGAAAACCTTGCGGGCGCCTCGAAGGCGAGCACTCCCACGACGACTTTTGCCCGAGTGACAACTGGTACTCGGTAAACCGGAAATTTCGCAAAGCAGCCTAAGGAGTACCCGATGCGCAGCGCCAGGAGACAACCCATGCAACGAATTGAACGCAGAGCCATACAGCCATTGGACTACGAAATCGCCGAACTAACCCAAGAGGAAATCAACGAGATCAGCCGGAGGCACCAGTTTGCCATTGCCCTGATCGTGACGGTGGTGATTGTGGGTCTGACCATGTGGGCGGTGAAATTCTGATGCTTCGCCGCACCCCATTACGCCGGACGCCGCTTCACCGATCCGGTCGGCCAGCTCGGGAGCGTTCGCCCTGGCTGCCACCGAGAACTCGCCTATCAGGCCCGGACATGCAGAAACTTCGCGCCCAGGCCTTCGAGCGATCCGAGGGCTACTGCGAATGCGGAGAGAAGGACTGCAAGCGCCGCGTGTTTTGGACCGATGGGCAATTGCATCACGTCATATCGCGTGCGAAGGGCGGCTCCGACGTGATCGAGAACGTGCGCTTCGTGACGCGGGATTGTCACAGGCGAATTCATGGCGAGCCGCAGTGGTCGAGAGGGATTCTCCCGGAGTACGCATGAGCAGCATTGATACCGATTTCGCTGAAGCCATCGTGCATGTTTTGCGCGCAAAAGAACGCGCCAACGTGATGGCTCGATCCGAGCGGGACCGCAAATTGATCGAACTCGCCAAAAAAGTTTTGATCCGAGTGAAGCAGGAACTTGCGAAATAAAACAAGCCCACGCTGAGAACGTGGGCGAGAAAGGTGAACCAAATATGTCCAGCCGAACTATAGCACCAAGTCTGATCGCAAAGCTAGCCGAGGCCTGTGACGCCGTGGGCGGAGTCGAGAAAAAGGGCCGGAACGACTTCCAGAAATACAACTACGTGAAGGCCGCCGATGTCGCCAAGGCCATCCGGCACGAACTGTTCCAGCGGGGTGTGGTCGTGATCCCGCACGAAAAGGAATTCCTCGAAACCGGGCGGATCAAGACCAATTCCGGCGGAGAGATGCGGGAATTCCGCCTCACCGTCGATTACACGCTCTACGACTCCGACTCCGACGAAAAGATCACCGTCCAGGCCTTCGGTGTGGCCATGGACTCCGGAGACAAGGCGCTCTACAAGTGCAAGACCGGAGCCACGAAATACTTCCTCCGGGCCATTGGCCTGATTCCCGACGAGAAAGACGATCCCGAGTTTGATGAATCGGTCGACGAACAGACCGATCCGCGCGTCACCGATCCGGGCACGAAAGCCAGCCGGAAGAAAAACGCCAAGATTGCCGAATTTCAAGCCCGCGCCTGGTCGTCTGCCCTTCGCCAGACCGGAAAAACTCCAGCCCAGGAAGCGGAATTTCTCCGGACCCGCTACAGCGCATCGACCGTGATGGATCTCAGCCCAGAAGATTTCAAAGACGCCATCAAGTGGGCGGCTGGTACGGAAGCGCTGGAAGCAAGCCTGGCGACCAGTGCGCAAGCCGCAAACGCCAAGAAGAAAGCGAACGGTGCGCCTCAGCCCATCGTGAAAGAAGTCGAATACGTGCCATTGGACGAACTCGAAGCATAACCAAGTTCGCTCAAGGGGGGAGCGAAAACCGAACCGGCGGAGCAAATCGGGTGGGATCCGGAGAAACACGTCTCACCTGCAAAACTTTTCGTGGCTCGGCCTCGCAGGGTGGGGCAGGGCGAGGCAAGGTCGGGCGGGGTCCGGCGCGGCGGGGCACGGCAGGGAGCTTTATGAAACAAATTACGGTAGAAATTCGCGGTACATCTCCACTTCTCATCCATCGATTTCACGAGGACAACGAACAGGCTAAGGCGACGCGGCGGGTAATGGTTGCTCCGCGCGATCCGCTCGCCGAAGCCACCAAGGCCGCCTACGTCGCCAAAGACGGCACTTTCTATTTCAGTGCCTTCAGTATCCCGAACTCCATGGCGAATGCGGGCTCGAATCACAAGATGCGCGGATCGCGGAAAACTCTCCGCTTCATCGTGCCTTCCGCCGTACGCATTCAGGCGGAAACCATCACAATCCTCAATGGCGAAGGTCCGGCCAAGCGCTTCGAGGTAGATGCCCGGCCCGTAACGATTCCGGCCACAAAGGGGCGCATCATGCGCTACCGTCCACGCTTCGATCTTTGGGGAGCCAAGTTCACGCTGCTGCTGGACGACGAAGCCTTGTCCATCGAGGATGCGCAGCGGTTGCTAGAGGAAGCTGGTCAGCATATCGGCATCGGTGATTTCCGGCCGGAAAAGCGTGGCCCATTCGGCTGCTTTCGGGTCGTACATTTCAAGGAAGCAGCATGACCGCGCTACCACGCCGACTCGAAGACTGGTCGGAGGCCTGGTTCTCGTTATTTTCCGAGCGCGCGGGCATCAAGGAATTCTGCGCCAACATGAGCCGCGGAGAGGCTGAGCGCCAGGCCGAGATCGAGATTCGCCAATTAGCCGAGATGGAAGATTCGCCAACAATCGAACAAAGTCCACTGTGGGGAGAGATGGGGAAATGAACAGCCAAGCGCAGCGTCTCGCCATGATCCTGCAGGCATTGGATGACGCCACGATGGAGCGGGCCGCCTATCTGACGGAATGGAAGGATCGCGTCACCCGTCTGCGAAATGAGGCCACCAAGCTCAAGCGGGAAATCCTGACTGGCCAGCTCACCCTCGTTCCCGATCCGGAGCCGCCCAAAGAGGCCGCATGATGACTCCCGAACAATACGTCCTTCTCTGGAACCTCCAGCGGGAACTCACCCAGAAGTTTGAGCAGACCTTGAACCCGGACACATTAGACGAACTAGCCGAAGTGGAAAACGTGCTTTTCAGTGAGTACCAGGCGAAAGGAACGGCATGAGCAAAATTTCCCAGCGAGAGGCGCGGAGGTTGCGGCGCGAAGTGAAGCGCTTGGAGGAAGTTATCCGCGAGCAGCGGCGGTACTGGGCGACGGAATGGCCGAACAGCACCGTTTTAGGGAGGCTCGCGGTTCCATCAGAAACGCAGGCAATGGTGAGGACCGCCCGAATTCTCAAGCATGCCGTGGTTGTGACTCTGGAAGGCGAGAATTTGAAATTCTTCGGCTTGGAGTTGCCGAAATGAAAGCCCATCTCCTAGACTCCGACGATCCCCTCCGCGAAGGCCTCGAATATATCGCCCTCTGCGGAAAACGAGTTCCGGACTCCAGCTTCGTCTTCATGCTCGACGTGGATGCCGAGTCCTGCAACTTCTATGACTCCCTGAATTCCCTGAATACCTGTCCGAAGTGCCTGAACGTGGAGATCGAGAAAAGGTACGTGTACGGAATTCGGCAGGCGCAGATTTCGAGGGATGAAGCGGAGGCGGCGTGATTCGCACAAAACCGCACAAGTTATTCAGTTTTTGCACAGGAAACACTATGAAAGCATGCGGATTTCCTGTTGACAGACCACCCCTCCCCGCTCTCTCATACTCTCTCGCCCCTCTGAGAGCCAGGAAACGGGCTGTCGGGGGTGGCCTGTGAATCTCTGCCGCTCTCGGGTTGATCCCGCCATCACCGCTCAGGCGAAAGTCCAGCGCCAGCATCCGACCGCCGCCGAAGAATTTCTCTGGAAGCTTCTCCGCAAAAAGCAGCTCGGGGTCCGCTTTAAACGCCAGTACGTCATCGGCGGGTACATTGTGGATTTCTGGTGTCCCCGCTGGCGGATGGTCGTGGAGATTGACGGCCAGTGGCACGATCCGGAGCGCGACCGGAAACGCGATGCCGATCTGGAGATGCTCGGAATCAGGACCCTGCGCTTCCCGGATCACACTCCGCCGGAAAACATCATCGCCGACATTTTAGCCGACTACCGTTGGTTGCAATCGAAGAAACCCCCATCCCCTACCCTTAACCCGACCGAACCCAAGGACAAAACCGCATGAACTCTGAGGCCGAACCAAAGTCTTCCCCTAGTCCAACCCGCGTCGATTACCAGAACGATCTCGCCGCGAAACGAGTCGAGCGTGAATGTTTTCCGACGAGCTGGTTCTGGAAGCATCCGCCGGCCGACTCCTACCCGAATGAGCGGAGAGTTTTAAAAGTCTTCTCTGAGGGGAGCGCATGAGGGAGTACACGCACGGATCGCTGTTTGATGGGTATGGCGGATTGCGGCGTGGAATCGAGCAAGCGGGATTTAGAACGTTGTGGGCGAAAGACCTGATTTATGGGAACGATGTCAGCAAAGATGACCCAAGAGAATGCGAGCGGGTGCAGCTCCTTAGCGGGGGTCCGGTCTGCCGAAAAACCAGTCGGGCGGCGCGATGGCAAAAACAGAAAACCAACGAGTCCCTTTATCCACATATGCTGCGGTTTGTCGCGCATCTTCGGCCAGATGTCGCTCTCATTGAGCAGCCGGCCAGCGTGGATCGCGCACTCATCCTATCGTGGGTCACAGACCTGGAATGCCTTGGTTACGGGGTCGCAGCGCGAATTATTGATAGCCAACACTGGGTGCCCCAACGCCGCGCCCGCTGGTTTATCGTCGGCAGAATGGGCGGCGCTGGGCTGGACTTATGGAATCACCTATACCCTGACAGCCTCGGAGTGGAAGGGGCGAACATACAAGGGAGCCCGCGCCAGCGATTCGATGGGAACTGTCCCGACTGTGTGCGAGGCGGAATATTTGCAAGGGTTTCGGCGCGGAGAACTGCACTTATGGGCGCGGGCAATGCAGTTACGCAACCAGTTGCCGAGTGGCTTGCCTGGCGAATTCGGGCAGTCCTCGACACAGAAGCGGAAGCAGAAGGCGGAGGCAGGGGATAAGTGAGGAAGCGAGGGAGCGCGAGGATTACAGCCAATGAATCATATCTACTTGTGCGAGAGGGCGGTGCAATGGCTTCGGGGCACCAAACGGTGTAGTCCGGCCTTTTGTGGTATAGGTTCGACCGCTGAATTACCCGACGCAATCGGCTGGAGCAGCAATGGATCAATTGTTGTGGAGTGTAAGACGTCCTATGAGGATTTTCTCCGGGACGCCCGTAAAAAGCATTCTCGCCGCATGGGGGATCGTAGATACTTCATGTGCCAACCGGGAGTAATCCCCGTGCAAAAGATTGAAGAAAGGCACCCGGATCATGGCTTGGTCTATGTTCTGGGCCGAAAGGTTCTCATCATCCGCGAGGCGCAGATGCGGCCCGATTACGCCCATAGAAGTGAAATTCGCTACCTGAGGTTCGCCCTGCTTCATGCATGGGAGAACCTTTTGCGGGCGGGATATACCGTTGATTTAAATGAATTATGTAAGCCCTGGGCGGCGGCAAACATGACAATCGCACTTAGTCGCCACAAAGATGACGGAACCGCAGAGGGGGAGGCACTAATTGGCCTACAAATTCAGGAATTCCCCACCGAGGTGACGCGATGACGGAGAAAGCGATGAGACTACGAGTATTGGACCTGAACACGCCGTGGTTTTGGCTAACAATCTTTTACCAAGAGCTCTACGGAAAACCTTGGCTGGAAGTATTGTTCTGGAAGCCGAATACATGGAAACGCTGGTGGATCAATATTTGGCAGCATGAGCAACTGCCCGACGAGCGTGGTCAATATGAATGCCCAACTGAGCGCAGTGAGGAGAGCAAATGAGCGCGACCCAACCTAATCCGAGCCGATGGATGATGATGCCCAAGGGCGAGGACCACTCTGATGCGGAGCGATTGCATTATGGTGATTCTTGGTGTGCAAAGGCTGGATGCACGCCGATTTCGGAGCAATGCGCTCAAGAAATACTCGCTAAGGCTAAAGCTGGACGAACAATTAGGCACAACGCCGCACAGCCTGCGAAGCCCGGTGAAGTCTACCGAGAGAACATATCCGAGCGGTCTGGCGTCCATTCGGCTCTTATGCCCGAGTCAATTCCCGCACAGCCTGCGAAGCCAGAGCCCTGAGACGAGCTTTTAAAGTGACGGCATTTTAGAAAGGCAAGAAGCGGCCCCGAGCCCCGCAGCAACGGAACTCGGAGCCTGGCACGAAATCGACCATTCCAAAGGAGAACCGATTCCATGCGTGTGAAAATTCTACTGCTGTTGCTGTGTTCTGTGCTGCTCTCGGCTTCGAGTTGGGCTCAATACGGCTCGACTCTAGGCGGCCACATTCAGGACATCACCACCTCTTGCAAGCTGAGTGGGGGAGTGAATTGCTGGAAAGCTCTGCCCGCTCACAGCTTTACATCTGTATCGGTGGGCTCTGATGCTTTCACCACCTTCCTCGATGCCTCGGGGAACATCTGGACATACAATTTCTCGACCGAAAGTTACGTCGAACAGACGACCTGGGGAACGGCCCACGGCCTCGCAGTGGTGAGCGGCAATACGATTTACGGACTTCTCTCAGACTCAGCCTGTCCGACCGGCGGTTATCAAGTAAGCCAGTTAAATGTCTCCAATGGCACATGGACACGATTCCCCGCTTGGTGCTTCAACAAAATCGCGGCCTCTCGGGACGGCTACATCATCGCCGGCTGGACCGATGGCACCATCTGGGAAACCAACAATCCGGCGGCTGGCTCGTGGACTTGGCTTTGGGGCGGAACCGGGTACACGCCCGCCACTCAGATTTCCATTGCCTCCGCAACGCAAATCCTTGCCGTACGATCCGACGGGACAGCAAATCTCTACAACGGAAGCACCTGGACCCAGCAGGCGACGGGCGTTTTATCCTGCCAGATCACGAAGCAAGGCCGAATCTACTGCCTTAGCGCGCCCTACGGGAATAACACCTGGTTGTTCGATCACTCGATTGGCTGCTGGAGTTGCGAACTCGTTTCACCCACAATGGGGAGCTTGGCAGGTGTGCTGAAAAACATCATTGTTGGCCTCGATTCAAATGGGCAGCCCTACCACCTAAATCTGCTTGCTGGCGGATTCCAGGCGAATCTCTACGGCAGTTCCAACGGATGCCCAGTACAAACCTGCCCGCCCGGAGCGGTGCATACCGGGACCGTGCAGGTGAGCATCCCCAACGGCTTCAACGGCCAGGCCGCCTCGGGAAACTACAGTCCATCCAGTAACATGAACCTGCTTTCGGCGGACTTCTCTGGAAGCTGCGATCTGATTTTCGGGAATCCCAATGATCCTGCCTGTAACCCGAATGCGACTTCCTCGGTCTACTGTCACAGCTCGCTTCAGAACATCTTCACCGGGATTCCGCTGCCGTGTATTTTGCCTTCGCTCAATATCATCAATCCCGACGAGGAATACTTCCCTGGAGGGTCGAAGATAAACGTCTATTTCGATGGAAGCGGCGCCAACATGAACGCCGCCAACACATCCGCGCTCTTTAGTGGTATCGACGGATGGGCGGTTCCACCTTACAATAGCGCTCCATTCGTAGGTGCGTATACCTTCGTAAACAAGGGGATCGTCACAACCTCGAATTCATGCGGGTATGCCTCGGTTCCACGAGGAGGGGGCCATTACTACTACCAGAACTTGCCCTGCAATCCAGCGTATCCCTTCATCATCGTGGGCCAGACGCCGACGCCGGACCTGAATGGATACTCGATGTCGCCAGCGGAATTCGGCGGCGGGGGTAGCAACAAGTGGTATGCGGCGATCCTGATTCCGATCGAGGTTTTGACGCAAACCAGCGGCTTCACGATTTATTCGGACTACACCTTTGGAGCCCACGAAATGGGCCATCTCATCGGTTTGGCCGACTGTTATGGCGGCGCATCGTGCCCCACCAAGGAGCAGCAAACCGTGATGTATGGGCAATATGATTCCTCCCAGCCGACCGAGCCCACGACCTGCGATTACAGCTGGGCCAACGTCTACTGGGAGTTTTTCAACTGAGAAGAAACCCTGAGCGATTTTCAAAGGAAGGGAAAACTAGATGAGCCACCAAATCAAAATAGGGTTCATGGTACTCGGCATCCTGGTCTGCGCTTCCATCCTCGCTTGGAGAATGCAGCGCCCAAAGCCACGACCCGAGAAGCCAATTACCGGGGTAGTCGATACCGGCTATCGACAACCCGTACTGCATCCGGGAGGTTTCTGCAACAAAGAGGGCGCAGTCTATCCGGCGGGACCGAAGGACACGGAGCATAAACTCGTATGCCATGCGGGCGAGCTTCAACCGATCGGTAATTGGAGCGAACCACGCGAAGCCAAACCCCAAGAGCCGGAACACCACCACAACCATTAGAGCAACAAAAACGGGGAGCCTTTTTCACAGGCTCCCCAGCTTTTTCACGAGAGAGAACAGATCGTAAACGACTTACTTGGCTTTCTGAATCGTCTCGAAGTCCGTAGCGATCTCCTTAGCAGCCTCTGCAGCCGGCAAGACCACTAGCATTCCCTTGGTGAGCTTCGAGCTTTCCCGGCGAAACAGCACCGTTAGCGAAAGCGCTGCCGCCACCATTCCCGCCCCAATGGAAAAGCCCGCTTCTCCGCCCGCCACCAGCGCACTTCCGCAGATGATCAGGAAGGAAACGATCGCGGAGAAGCCCATCTCAAAGAGCAGCTTGAGCCATTGCGCCCATACGCCCTCTTTGATCTTGCCGAGAACGAAATCGGCCAGCGCTCCCCAAGGATCCATTTAGGGCTTTGCGGCCGGTGCCGGTGCGGCGTTCAAGATCGCCACCACTGCATTGATGTAGTTCTGCACGTCGGTATCCGTAGCAGATTTCCCGGCATCTTCCAGGCCTTTCTTGATCAGCCCTCCGACGATTACTACCACTGCGGCGAGCTTTTGCGGGCCTGAACCATTCTGTTTGCCGAGCGCCGAAAAATTCTGCTCCGCCTGGGCAACCGCGGTTACGGTCGAATTGAACATCGGCCCGAGGGCGGGGGCGAAGATCGAGACAGCCGCCTCTCCGGCGGTTTCGGCCCAGGGCAGAATGAAGTCCAGTCCCTTTTTGAAATCTTCTCCGACTGCGTACAACCAGGATTTAAAGCTCATATTCTTTGCTCCTTTGGGATCGATGTGTGAATAGTTTTGGGTGATGTACTCCCAGATGGCGTTAATCAAAAACGTCGTCACTGGGACCGATTCGGGTTACTGCCATTGCCCGGTGAGAATCTGTTCGGCGAGTCGGCCGATGCGGGCGGGCTCCTGGTGATCGGCGGTGGAGTCCAGAAGTTGCGCTTTTGCGGTTGGCCAGTCGCCGAGTTGCAGGGCGGCCAGGAAATGCCGGAATTCCACCAGGCCCGAAATCCCGAGATTGAAAACCAGATTCACCAGCGCATCTCGGCGGATCGAATCGAGCGTATCGGTCCAGGGCAGGATGGAGGAGAGTTCTTTGCGTGCTTTGGCGATGCGGTTATCGAGGATGAAGTCAATTTCCTCGGGCAGGAGTCCGCAGCCTTTCCGGGCATCCACGCAAATCCCGACGCCGATCGTCCAGTAGCCCAGGGAGTCCGGGTAGACCGCCGCGCGCCGACCTTCGTCGCGTTCAAGTTGATCTCGGAGATTGGCGATCATCGCGCCATCCCCTTTACCGCGAATGGCACAAGCCACGCCATCAACCCGATAAAGCCAGTCCAAATTGTTCCAAGCTGTCGCCGGTGCCGTCGCTGGGATTCAATGAGGACCCGCCGAAGCCGATCATTCTCCCGAACCAAGGCCTTCATATTGTCGTGCGCGCAATCGAGCGCTTTGCGGACGGCTTGCGGCGAATCGCGATCCGGCCAGCCCTGATCCGGCATCTCCTCCTGCCGGTAATACACATGCGAGTCAGGGCGGAGCAATTCCTCAAGGTCCGGCCCAAAGAAAAAATCAGAGAACTGCTTCAGCATGTGCGGATCAGGCGCGCGGAGCTGGCGGAGGAGTTGGTAGAGGCCCATTTCCGTTTCCATTGTGCGACGAAGGAATCAGGTAGAACGCGCGCAGTGCGACTACGCCCGCAGCGATAAACGTAGGTATGACGTGGCGGACACAGGCCAGACTGAAGCAGGCCGTTTCGTCGGTGAGGTAGTGTGCCGCCGCCGCGGCAAAGCCCGAAGCGAACGCGATCAATCCGCCCTGTACGGTGTGCGGTAAGTTGTTCCAGAAATCGCGGAGATACTGAAAGAGTTTTTGCATGGATGGATACCTTGGTGCGAGAACTAGCGGCATTCAACTTGAACGAAAACTGTATTCGCGGCTCCGGGCGTGCCCGAGTAGGTAAATACAACCCCAGTCGTAGTCAGAGAAGATGTGGCAAAAGTACCTTGCGCCTGCGTCCCGCCCACCTGAAAGGCGATGCAGGTTGGAGGGGCATAGACATAAGCGACCGGGAATGTATACGTAATCGTCGGGTTTGCCAACTGCCCGGTGCCGCTTGCCGTAATCGTCCCATTGAACGAGTTATTCCCTGCGAGCGCCGACCATGCGGCGGTCGTGCCCCATCCTGCACTCAGGACTGCCGCGCCTGCGGTGATCGTGGTCCCGGTGATGGAGTTGGTACCGAAACTCGTTCCGGTCGAGGACGTATCTAAAAACCTGCCCGAACCCTTGGTGAAGGTGTTGCCGCCGTTATCAAAAATATTGCCATTGTTAAAGAAAACGTCTGAGGTCGCACTCGCCCCTAAGTTCACGAATTGAGACTGGGAAGCCTGGAGAGTTATGTTGCTTGCCTGCGTGTACAGAACGCCATGGCCCGCGCTGGGGGTCGCATAGAGCAAGTCTTGGGACATATACATCGTGCCCGCGCCTGTAACCGTGCCTGAGTAGTCAAGGCAAGAGCCAAGCTGAATTCCGTTTCCGCTGATAGCGGTCCCCTGTCCGGTAGCAAGCCCGAACGTATCGCCCGTAGAGTGCCAGATCGCAGAATTGTTGATGCAGGCAAAGGTGTTTCCGCCAGCTCCGTAATTGCCGCCAATCGTGAAGACCGGATTCGCTGAATTGTTGTCGTAGAAATTGGCGAACCCGTTGTCATAAGAACCCGGCTCAACCTCAGTCGTCGGCCCAAGGTTGCCATTCGAAACGTATCTGCGCCCTACCCCCCCGAAACCATCTTCGCCTACGTTGTAGGTGATGATTTCCCCGCCCCTTAGTTCAAGGCCAGTCCCTAGACTCAGCGAGCTATTTCCTCCCCAGAATAGCAACTGGATGTCGTTGGCATATGCATTGTTAAGAGAATCAATTTCCAGCCCGATCTTGGTAGTGAATCCCGCACCCGGCTGGCTGTTCCCCCCGCCATGAATCGTGAACTGCCGAATGTGCCCGCCGTCAGTCGTGATCGCAAAGCAGGCATTCCCGCTCGCGCCTGCCGTGCATCCAGTCGATGCGAAGCTCGGGGTAGGCATGATGTAAGTAGAATCGAACCCCTGTCCCTGAATGCCCACGCCAGAACGAACGCCTCCAGTCCCCTGACATAATGCGCTCGGGTTCGCCCAGACAGGCCCGCTGGTAACGAGGATGACGCCGGGGCCGGTCCCTTCCGGGTTGACACCGGTGAGGTTCAGCGTGGAACATGAGTTTAGAACCGCCGTCCACGCATTCTGTAACTGGGTCGTCTCATCCGTTCCCCAAACCAGAAAGCAATTCCCCGATACTTGGCAGGTAGTATCCGCGAATGTCGTAGATACGGTAATCTGGGTGTTGCTATTGATTTGGGAGATGGTTCCCTGAGGAAGCTTAATAACCGTGCTCGTAGAGAAGCCGAGAGCAGTTAAGTTCGAGGCGTAAACGATCTGCCCGACCGTGGCGTTCGTATTGAAGTTGCAAGCTGGACAGTTGATTACGCTCGTTCCGCTAGTCCCAGTGAATAAAAAGGCGAAGTGACCTTCACCGACAACCCCGTAGTCTATTCCGTCGATGTAGGGTTTGCCCTTGGCGCCGACAAAAGTCCCACCACCCGACCCTTTCACCGACGCCTGGGACCGATTCAGGAACACCGCTGCCGTTCCCGAGCTCACCGTATTTCCGCAGACCTGAAACGTGGACGCTCCCGCAACGGCTGCGGTAAATCCTCCATTGGCGGTGATGGTGGATTGGGTCGTCGTGCTTCCGACCGGAGTGACCACGGTATTGACCGGACTCTGGCCCTGAATCGTGATCTGCGGCTGCAACGTCCCGGACCACGTCCCGGTCACCTGAATTCCGACCGTGCTCCCGGTCTGCGAGACATCGACCGAGACGCACTGATTCGAAGTAATCGACCCGGAAATTTGCCCAAATGCCCCGCAAGCCAAGAACAATCCCAGCCAGGTAATCCAGCCGAGACGCAAAAGTGTGTGTTTCATGTGGAAACCTCGGAAATTGGAAATGGAACAGAAGGAGAGAAAAATTAGATCAGGGGAAGATTCGTCTGCAGACTCCACCAGAAATCGAAGTTGATCGCGGTATTCGTGTTCTTGTTATCGCCGCAGACCAACTGGGAGTAAAGCGTGGTCGATGTCGGGACATTGGTGGTGATGGTCGCCACCAGCACATTGTTGATGTAGAAACTTTCGCCGTTCAGGACCGGGAAGATGCCGAAAAGCTGGGAGTGGACGGTATCTACCGAAACTCCGGTGTCCACGATCGTGATGTTGGTGTTGCTGGTTTCGCAGATGGCCTTGATGGTGGTATCGGTAACGTCCGATCGGCGGAATCCGCAGAATTGGGTGTTCGGGGTGTCGGTCGCGTAATTGGCGTTGCCCGAACCGCTCTGAAATTTCTGGAAGCCCAGCCCCAGCCACCATCGGGCATTGGTGAGGGTATTGAACCGGACCCGCATCTGCAGCGAGCCGAACGTGCCCCAGGTAAAGATGCCGTTCGAGGCCGCCGCAGGTCCGGTAACTCCGACCACGGTGTTCGTGGAAGCTGTCGCCGCTGCCGAGAGATTGTTTCCTCCCATCTCAGTAGCGGTAGGTAAGGTCTGGGCGAAGCTGCCAGTTTGCGCAGGGGCGTTGCCATGCCCGATGCCGAAGACCGGATTCGATCCATCCCCAATCACCCACATCTGGCGAATCTGGCCGGGCGCGAGCTGGGTTCCGACCGTTCCCGGAACGGTGATCTGGTAGGAATTTCCCTGAAATCCAAAGGCGGTCACCGTGACCGTGTAACTTCCCGGAGCGACCGCAAACTGGTAATTCCCCTGCGCGTCGGACGTGAATGGATTCGAGAGTGGCTGGGTCAGGGAGGTATTTTGAAAGATCGCATTGACCAGGGCCGGAGAACAGGGGATTCCACCCGTATTCGCCGCACATACCGTAATCGTGGCGTTGGCGATCGGCGTGGTGAACCCGTTGACGGTCTTCAAGGCCGTCTGGGGCGGGACAATGCTGCCTTGGCCGAAAGCCAGCGAGGAAAGAAGCAGGAGGAAAAGCAGTCGTAGAGCCGTTTTCATGCTAGTTGGAATTGCGGAAGATTCGCAGATTTAGAAACGTTGCCTGGGTCGCCGCGCTTACTCCGGAAACCGTGTTGACGGTGACCGTCCCGCCAGAATCCTGCGAGGCATTGAGGGTAAATGTGACATTCGCCCCATTGGCGTAGGTCTGCAGCGAGGACCCGGAGCCGCCGACTCCGAAATGCGAGCTCGAGCCGGTCGTGGAAGTCGAAGACGTTGCAAACTGATTCGTCCCATCCGACACCCAGACCGCAAACTCTCCCGCCGCCGTGGTACTCCAGAACGTATTCCACTGCGCATCCACCCGGCACGGACAGCCGATCGAGGGCATGGTGAGCGCCTTGGTGATGACTACGGTGGAAGAGGGGCTGCCCGCGATCGAGACGCCCGATCCCAGATTGGTGGTCGTGTCCGAGGCGGGACTGGGCAATTGCCCGCGGTTTTCCGCCGGGAACAGGTCGACCGGATACGTTCCCGCGCCGGCGTTATTCGATTGGACTCGTCCGAGGACCTGGCCGGTGATCGGGTACTGCGGCGGCGCGACTCCCGAATCGTGGCAATCTCCGCCGGTGCTGTTCGACATCACCACATAGTCGTTGACCGTGGTCCCGCCATCGAAAACGCACGAAGCCGAGCCGAAGACCGCGATATTGGCACTTCCGGAGGCGCCGCAATTCGAGACGCAGATCCCGATCGCCCCGTTGGTATCGGTTGAGGCGGTGATGATGGCCGTCTGCGCTCCACCACCGTTCGCGGAAACCTTGGTGACGGTGTTGGTAGTCGTCCCGGAGATCGTGTCATTCGGGAGAGAGAGTGTGGTCGACGGCGGACTTCCTCCATCCTGAATGTCGTATCCGCTCGCGCCGATGGTTGCCAGGTGCCCCGCCGTGCCCGCCGCCGCGATCCCTACCATGACGAGCTGAGATCCCGCGTTGAGCGACATCTTGAAGCGATGGGTCGAAGAGTCCGCGCAGATGAAGTCAAATCCGCTCTGGTTGGCGACGCAGTTGATCTCCGGCATCTTGAAATCGCCGCCCGCCCAGCTCAATACATCATTGCCGTCCTTCGAGATACACAGATTGGCCGTACCCGCCGCATTCCGCCAGCAAATGGAGTCTCCGGACGCCAAACGAAGGACTCCCGTGGTCGATGGGCTGGGCGATGAAGAAATGAACGTCCCAGTGAACGTGCTTCCGGTGCCGCCGGCGCTTGGTCCGCCCGGAACGTTGTCGACCGAGAACAGCACATCCGCCGGCGCGCAGGCGGGCCCATCGTTCGCCAGACAGGCAACCACCTTGTAAAACAGGGTCGAGGTTAGCCAGATTTGCGCCCGTGCGCCCGATCCGAAACAGACCGGATTCGTGTTCTGCACCGTCCCCGTCGAATCGGTGTAGGTGGCCTGTTGGGTCGAAGTCCCTGCCGCATAGAAGTAGAGGCACCCGGCGGTCGCGGGCTTTCCATTGTTATCGAGGAGCTGGATATTCCCCAGGGCCTGAATCGGCGACACCTGGGCGTGCGCAACCATCGAACAAGCCAGCAGAATCGCACCGAAAAGCAACGGGGACAGCCGTTCGAATCGTCGTCTCATTGCAAATCCTTCAGTTTCTTTCCCGCTTTGACAGCCTGGAGCGCTTTCGTCCATTCGTCGGTGAGGTCTTCTGTGGGAGCAGCCGTTTTGGCCGCTGCGTCAATTGTGGAGCGTGTGCGCGCGACGGACGCTTTTGTTAGCTTCAGATCGGGGAAATACTGCTGCAGGTTCAGGGTCTTCCAGGCTTCGCGCGCCGCATCTTTGCCAACCGCCTGCTCAAAGTCGCCGAAATTGTGACGAAAGCGTGAGGTTTCCGCGTATTTCGCCCGGAAATCGTCCAATTCTTCCGGAGAGAAGTCATCGATGATCTTGTTGATTAGTAGGTTATCGGCGACTCCCGGTTTCAGTTGGGCTTCCTTGGCGACATCAATTCCCCGCGAGCGGGCAATTTTAAGCAGGTTCGCATTACCTTGCCCGCCCAGAACCTGGCGGAGCGCGCTTTCTCCGTCAAGCGTGCGGGGAAGTTCAAGGTTCCCAGCAGGCGCGGCGGCTCCCGACGTTGGTAAGGCTTCAGGGGCTGCGGGAACCGCCGCGCTGCTGCCCGGCGCTGAGGCGGCCGGAACGGGAGAAAGGTTTTGAACGCGCTCGATACTGGGCCGCATCGGCACTTCGCCGCCAACGGGCTGGGTGAGGGCGTTGACTCGATCGAGGCCGGATTGCAGAGTTTCCGCCAGGGGGTAAGTTGGCCCTTGGGCGAGGCCTGCTGCTGGATCGACAACAGTTTGCGGGCCGCGCGCGAGGCTCCAGCCTTGTCGGACGGCAGCAGGGGCTTCCGGAACGGATAGGGGTGGCTGAGCAACTGGCGGTCTAGCAGCCGGAACTGTCGGAGCTTCGGGCTGCTCTGTAACTGCGCTAACGATGTCGTGCAGGTCCATCAGAAAATGGGCGCCGGGAATCCGTCCAGCCACGAAGCGCTTGGCCGCTGTCATCAGTTTGTCGCCTGCAACATCGGCGACTCTGGAAGCCGCGGAGGGCGCGCTGGACTGAGGAGCAGCGGGCCGGGGCGTAGCGGTTGCCCTAGGGGTGGTATCTCCGACGGGCTCAAATCCACCGTTTTCGAGAGCGCCGGTTGCTACCATCATCGTGCCGTTCTCCATGATTTGGTTCGGCAGTTGTGCGGCAGGCGTGGGCGTCGGCAGCAAATGGGCGACCTTTGCATAGACACTCGGAAAATGCTTCTGCAGCAGGGAAGCCGCGATGCCCGGAGTGCTGATCTGGTACAGGTTCTGCAGTTGGCCCTTAACCATGCCCGGAAGGGTTTGATCCTCCCGCAAAGGGCCGAGCAGGTCATAACCCGCAACTCCCTGAAGGGGGTTCGGAGGGCGCGGAACTGGAGGGGGCGTCTCGGGTGAGTTGATCGGAGTAACATTCGCAAAGGTCTCCGCTTGTGCAACAGGCTGCACATTGCTGAATGTTTCTTGTGCGGGCTGGCCCATTTCTCGGCCTACTTACGAAAGTCCTGAGTACGGTTTCGGGTTAAAATCACGGACATGACTAGCGAAAATGTCATCCGGGCTGGTTTGGAGGATGTTCGTGCCATCCGCGTTCAGTGCGCCGATTGCAAGGCCAGCGTCACTTTCAGTCCCGACAGCTGGGAAAAGATTCCCTACTCCTGCGCCAATTGTGGGAAACAATGGATCGTCAACAACAGCGCGGACGCGAAGCACATGGAAGCTCTGCAGCGTTTATTCACCCAATTTCGGGGCACCAATGAGCGGAACTTCTCGGTACAGTTCGAGCTCTTGCCAAAGTAGTTACGAAAGTCCTTCCGGGTTAGAATGCGGGGCATGACGCCCAAGCAGGTCACGACCATCGATGTGAACGAACTGAAGGAAATCGAGCTGCGCTGCGAGTGCGGGACTTCCATTCGCCTGCCGCTGCCCCTGAAAAGTGGGAACCTGCTGGCCGAACAAGCCTGTCCTTCGTGTCCGCGCAAGATGTGGGCCTACGAGAGCCCCGTGCGGGCCAAAATTGCCCGCCTGCTGGATGCCATTGAGGATTGGAAGAATGCCGGATACAAGGACCTGGCCTTGCAATTCGTAATCACCGAGCAGTTACCAAAGTCCTAGAGAACTTATTCCCATTGCTCCATAGTCGCCCATCGATCTAAACTTCTAGCCCTGAGTCGCTGCCCGGTTCTCCTGCCCTTTAGCCGAGGACTGGAGAATCGGGTGGTCGGCTCACAGATGTCCTCGGCTAAGTCATGACCCAACAAGAGCACGAGCTGATGATGCAGATGTTTCTGCGCGTCTACGAGCTGATCGGCCAACTTCGGGAAACGCTCAGGAGCCGCGAACTTTGGACCGACGACGACGACCGGGCTTTTGCTGCGCTTGTGCGCGAACAGAAGCTCGATACATACGCCGTACTTGCGCGAGCGGAATACGTTCAGATTGCACAAAGTCTGGGGGTACGACCTTCCGAAGACCCACAGCAAGGCTCGCAGCCGATGGAAAATCAATAGTCATGAAAAGGAGTTTACTCGATGGAATACCTTGCTCTGTCAATCTTCGTTTCGACTGTGCTGTTTCTGGTGGATCGGAACCATGCCTGGCCGAAGTTCTGGAGAGTTACGAAATGGACTGGAGCGCTTGTCTTGGCGATAGCTCTGCTAATTGGCGGATACTCTTACTGGAGTCGGAGACACGTCGCCGCGCACGAAACATTTTACGATGTGCAACCGATCACCCCGAGTCACTGAGCCACGCCCAACTTTCGCCCATTCGCATCGAGGTAATAGCGTTTGCCGTCAAGGCTGCTAGTGCCAATGTGAGTCGCCCCAGTCGGTACGCCGCCCCCTCCGCCTCCACCCGCCTGTCCACCCACTTCCACCCCATACTGCCTCTTTAAGAACTGATTGTTTCCGATCCGGGAATCCCGCTGCGATTGCACCGCCCCGCGTGTTGCTGCGATGGCATCCGCTCTTTGTTCTGGGCTGGCTGCTTTTGCAAAGAGTGCCAGCGCCGCGTCTCGCGCATGGTCCGAGGCATTTCCGCCCCCCATCACCTTGCCGTAGTCATCGGCTGCCCGAAGCGCCGTAGCCGCATATCCGGCCAGCGGCCCCTTGCCGCGGGCAAGTTTTTGCCAGTCATCAATCGAGTTGAGCACTGGCCAGTCGTGCTGTGGAATATTTTTCCCCAACTCTGCCAACTGATCCAGAGTGCCGCCTTTACTGATCAGTGAATTTGCCGAACCAAAGAATTGATTTGCGGATGGTGATTTTGCGACTTGTTCCGCGATGACTTCATCGGCCGGGTTGTAGGTTGGCTTCTCTTTCTGCGCCGCCGCCACCGCTTGCGTGATGAACTTGGGCGTAGTACCCCGCGACTTCAAATCGGCCAAGGTGAGATCGCCTGATGCGAGTAGATGTCCGGCATCGGCTGGGCTTCCCTGTGCGGCCACTTGGCGCGCATTCGCTTCGATGGCTGCCTTTTTCCCGGCCAGCGCAATGGCTTCCGGACTACTCTCGACATCGAGCCGCGCTTTCGCCTCGGCTCCGGCTTTTGTGGCTGCTCCCTCTGGCGTGACGTTGATGGCTTCTTGTGCGGACTTCTGCGCATCTGCTTGTGATTTGTGAAAATCTGCGATGGTCTTATCGAAGCCCAATAGGGAAGCCATAGCTGGCAGATGGGCAAGATCCGCTCCATAGACGTGCGCCAAGTCATCCTGTGGCACTCCCGCGAAGGCTTGCCGGTTCGTCACTAGGTCCTGTTTCAGTTGTGCCAGTAAACTCGCGCCTTTAGTGGGATCGTCTTTCGCTACGTCAAGAATATCAGCAAGACGATCCCCCAGGACCTTGAAGCCCTTCTCGCGCAATACTGCATTTGCTTCTCCCGTTTGCGCGATGTCTTTCTGGGTTGTGGCGATCTTCTGCGAGCGATCCACAAACTGCCCTGTCATCGCCATGGCATCTTTCGGCAGCACGCCCTTCGAGATCAGGGAACTGGTAAGCGCATCCGGGTCGAATCCCAGTCCGCTCGCTGAAGCCTTGTCCGTTCCGGTGAAATTCTTGAGAAAATCCGGATCGCTCCAGGCCTTCATCATGGCCTGCTGGGACTGGAGCTCCAGTTGTTGCTGCTGCACCTGTAGCCCCGTCACCTGATTCCTCTGCTGTGCCTCCTGGATCTGCAACGGTAAAAGCTGCTGCTGCCCCATCAGGGACTTCAGTTGCAGCATTTTCCCGTACTGATCCAGGGCATTCGGGACCTGCGGGGGTTGTACGTTGAAATTGGGGAGGCCTGGGAGTTCGAGAGCCATTTATTGAAGTCCTGGGAAGCTGCCGAAGGTGCTCAAGGGCAATTGGAATGGACTGATCGGCGCGGAACCGCCACCGTAATTTCCGAGAACATCGCTCATCGTCGGCGTGGGCATGTATTGGGGCGAGGCAAGGGCCGGGTCGGAGACGCCTCCCACACTCGGCGTGAAGCCTCCACCGCCGCCGCCCTGCTGACCCAAGGCACTCAATGTGAAGTAATTCCCCAGCGATCCTAAGGCTCCGCTAATGCCATTCGACCAGGCATTCGCCGATCCGATGGTTCCCGCCGCCCGCGCCGCACCCTGCTGCCCGATCAGCGAGGCAATATCGCTGCCGATTCCAGAAATCAACTGTCCCGAGCCTTGCGCCGCGCCGAGGCCGAGTTGGGAAGTGCCCAGCAACCGCTGATACTGGTTGTTCTGATTGTTCAGGAACGAATTGTAAGAAGTCTGGTACTGGGTCAGTGCGTTGTTGAAAACGTTTTGATAATTAGTCGAGGCCACACCCTGCGCGTAATTGTTGAGATCGGCAAGGGTGCGCCCGGAAAGCAATGACCCCCGTCCCGCCGCCGAGTTCTGTAGAGCCCCAAGACCTTGCTGCAGCTGAAACTGATAGCCCGGAGTCGCTTCGGCCTGCGCGGCCGTAGGCGCTTGGAAGGTTCCGGTCCATGGCTGCAGCAAACCCTGGCCGGGCGTGCCGAGCAGACTCGAAAGTGTGCCGACCGCGCCCTGGCCCGCATTCAGAAAGGGCTGGTAGTTCTGCAGGCCCTGTTGTTCCTGGCCCTGCATCCATTGCTGGGCCTGTTGTAGGGCTTTGATGTACTGCTGGGAAGCCTGCGAGGAAGCATTCGCGCCGAACAGCCCGCCAAAGAGTGACCCGAGACCGCCGATTGCTGCGCCAAGAAAGCCCATGGGATTAGGACCGTTCCATCACAAGTAATTGCGAAGTGTTCGCCAGACTCAACTGCTGCGCGGCGGTTCCCTTGACCGCGAGGTAATAGCGATAGCTCTTGGTGATGTCGAGCCCGGTATCAAGAAACGAGAAAGCGCCCGCCTGGTTCACCCCGCCTGTCAGTTGCCCGCCTGCGAACGCATCTCCGCCGACAATCACATCGCCCGCATTGGGCGCCGCGCCATTGGCTGGGATCGAGCCCAGCGTGCGCATGACGTGGATATACCCCGCCCCCGCCCCATTCAATTGGAAGGTCACCCGCGCCTTCACCGTGAATTCCGCGTAACGCTTCGGCTGTAAAGGAGTGATGCCCTGTCCGGTCGACTGCAGCCCGCCATTCAAGTTCACGATGGTCGCCGGGAGAGTAATCACACCCCGATTGTTCACCGGGCGGCTGATGAGATCGTTCAATCCCTGCAGCCAGCGCACTCGGTTGAAGCCCGAGGGAGCGCCCGGCTTTTGGCTATCCCAGTGCTGGGGAACCAAGGTTTCAAGTAATTGACGGACGGCCATAGATCAGGAAACCGCCGCGATTTTCTTTGCCCAGCGCTGCTGCGAATCCTGGGTAGAGTTGGTGTAGGCATCGACCACCCGCCACAGAACCGGATCGGAGACGGTGACCTTGGGCGTCCAACTCCGCCAACTTCCGAGCCTCCGGTCAATCGCCACTTTCTTGAACTGTCCCGCCTGTCCGCAGGGAATCATCCGCTCCGGCGTCCAGGTCTTTCCGTAGTCTTCCGAGTAGGAGAACATGGCGTAGGGGTCGCGCGGATTTCCGGCATTATCTTTGAGCGGCGGTTCCGGTCCCATGCCCATCTCGAAATCCACTTGGAATTCATTGATTGCGACCGGAAGCTGTCCACTCTCATTGGAGATCGTGGGCCCGACACGGGTCCGGATGATCGCCAGCCCGTTGTCGGTGAGATTGGAGGAGGACATGGAATAGACATTCCCAGAGTTCCGATCTCCCACTAGGTGCTGCGCGAAGTTGTAGGTATGGCACCGCGCGAGGTGGGCCGCGGATCTGCCGCCGACCAGCGAACTGCGCTGATGCCACCAGCCTAGATCTACATCCAGGACCCAGGTGGTATTCGCCGTCGGAAACCAGAGGTTGTAGAAGTTCTGCCCTTCCTCCTGGCTCGCCCAGCCGACCGCATCCGAGATCACCCCTTGATGCGCCAGCCAATATTCCAGGGCGCTGTCGGAGATTCTCTGTTCGATGAATCCATTCAGCGCATAAACGACGCCGGCACCGCGCTCATCTCCGCCGAGAAAGCAGACGGTGGTTCCGGCTCTTGTGGCAACTCTGGCCGGCGAATACTGCGCCAGAATTCCGACTTCCACGAACCCGCCCGAGGCCACATCGAACGGAAATAGGGGCGCCCCGGAGTTGTAGTAGGCGACCGCGCGCTTTTGCCCGAAAACCCACAGCAGGCGATTCGACGCGATGATGGCGAGCAACTGATCCGAGAAAACTTGAACCTGTGTAACCGAGATTCCCGGCCAGGTTGTGGCGTCTTCGGGATTCGAGACCGACCAGGTATTCCCGGCCTCCAGCGCGATAAAGAAGCCGTCCAGAAAATCGACCATCAAGACTTGCGTCGGCGGAGTGGTGAGTGCCTGAAAGGTATTCGTCAGCAGCGAAAAGACCGTCAGATTTCCGCCGCTCGCAATCAAAAGCTGAGACGG